CCCTTACATTCTGGACAAGCCTTCGCGCCCTTCACCTTTGGGCCAGAATTGGCTTCAATGGTGGTTTTTAGTTCGATATTTTCGGCTTCCAACTCTGCTATGCGAGCATTGGCAGCACCAATGCGGAAAATTTTTAGAGCCATAGTTCTACCCTGTGGAAATTGTCAACTAAACGGCATTTCCAATACTTCCTCAATGTCAGAAACAGTGCCATCCGTAAGCCCAATTTCCGCCGCTTCCTTGCCGTCAAAAATCTGGCCTTGCATGAATTCATCTGGAATTTCACGGTTCAAATTAACCGCGCTCTTGAAGTCGGCATGGATTGAGTCCACATCCTTTTGCAGCAATGCTTTTTCCTCGTCCGTCAACGGTTTCCAATACGCACCCATGAGTTTGTATTTACCCGCGCTGATGGCCTGCATGTTCTCGCCTTCCATCGCCATCTGGCGTGAAATGTCCATGTAAGCGCACCAAACCCCGATTGAACCGACACTGGCGGATTCTGTGGAATAAAAGTAATCACAGGCTGTAGCGAGCCAGAGTGCGCCGGAGCAACATTCTGAATCCGTGAACGCAACCGTTTCCTTATTTTGAATGGAAGCGATTTTTGCAGCCAATTCCGGTATGCCTGTGACCGCTCCGCCGGGACTTCTGAAATCAAAAATAATTCGTTCAATGTTTTCGTCTGCCAAAGCGATGTCGAGATCGTCTTTTACGGTGTCAAGGTCGCACCCGCCGCTCATCATATCCATTTGCTCAAGATGTTTTCCCAAAACTCCGTGAACCGGAATAATAGCCGTGTTACTGGTTTCCTGATATTCCTCATCCTCGTCAGGCTCGTCTTGTTCAATCTGTGGCATCATGCCGCCAGCCATGTGCGATTCCAATACGCGACAAATGGCAAAATACTTGGCTTGCGTTATCAGCAACGGCTCGTAAAGCAGTTTGCTCAATATGTTCGGAAAAGATTTCATGGCTTGTTTTGGTCTAATGGCTTTTCATTTTCTTGCGGTTGCGTTCCTTCCATTTCCTGTTCGCGTCGCGTGAATGTCGCCTGACCAATCATTGAAAGTTGCGAGCAGGCTTCCTGTATCGAAACTCCAAACTCATCGGCAATCTTCTTTGCGCGTGTGAACAAATCCCTGACCTCAACCTCGCGCTGTTCGCGTTTCAACATCCAATCACCGTTCCGTCTGGTTTCAATGTCGGCCAATGTTGACCAGCCAAGTTCGTATTCCATTTGGTCAGTCTGCGCATCATAACGCCTGTCTGCCGTGGGGTCGGGTGGCCCCTGATAAGTCCACCGATACCAATCATTGTCCATTGGCAATGACCCATCACGCAATGCGCCCTTTGCCAGACCGTAAGTGTCCACGCGCAATGTGGTTTTGCCGAGCATCCGGCGGCGTTTCTTCAATACACGGCAAATCTTGTCCACGATGACGCGCATCGGCGCACCGCCAACGTGTTTCGGGTCGAGCGAGAAAAACGAGTCCCATTCAGTCCCACGAAAAGCATCACGAACAACTGTGTCCATGAAAGTCTGAGAGTTTTCCGCTGGCCGATTCCAGTCAAACGCAGTTAGTTTTGAGCCGGTCTGTGACTTAAAAATTGTGTAAGCCCCGCCATTGACCTGCGTAGTGGCTGGAGTTTTTATCGTGTTATCTTGATTTCTAAATGGAGAAGTCACCAACGACTTTGCCGGGTCTAAATCACCCGTCTCATTTTCCTCAACGATTGTCCGCGTCGAGAAAGCCTTTTGAGCAAGTTTTTCAAAATCCTTGAACTCCTTCAAATCCTGCCAGTCAAATACACTGGTCGCCAGAAGCGATATGCCGCGAAGTTGGCCGGGGAACACTGGCATAAATGTTGGAAAGATATTCCGCGCTCCAATGTCCATGTATTTTGCCGACACAACCGGATCGTCATAAACTCGATAGGCAATCGGCTTGGTCTGGCCGTCCACAATCACGCCGTCAATAATCGGTGCGAGCCATTCTATCGGAGTCGAATAGCTCCACGGCAAATTTCCATCAACCAAAATGTTATCAATGAAAAGCTGATTGCCGTCGTATTTGACCTTTGCCGAGCCGCCTGTCTGGTAGCGACTACCAACTCTGTGAGAGGGAATGATTTGGATTCGCGGATTGCCGCTCGCGTCCTGTGTGAGCAAAGTAAATACATCACCGTCAACTATCGCCGCCACGATTAGAAGCTCTACATAGGTTTCGTAATCATACGGCCAGCCGGCCAAATCAAAAACCTTGTGCCAATCGTGAAGCCATAGATGCGCCTGCTCACCCCAAACTTTATTTCTACCAGCATAACGCGGAGTGAACGGATTGGCTGCAAGATTTGCCTGCTCCAAAATCGAAGCCTGTAAAGCCGGTATGCGCCAGAACATCGTCCGCGCCAGGCTCAACAACGTGCGCCTGCCAATAACGCTAACTGTCCGGTGAATGTCATAATCCACCAACGTAACCGTCTTGCGCTCGTCTGTCTGGACTGCCGCTTGAATCAGCGTGTTATTGAATCCGTATGTATTGCCGGTATCAACCTGACGGAACGGAAGCTGGCCTGCGTTCAAATTCCTGCCAACGATTTCTTTTGATGTTGGAAGTTTTTTACTCATGCCGAGTATGGGTCTGAAATGTTTTGGAATGGAGCGAATACCACGCGAGCCTCCTGAATTGGATAACAGGAATCCGGCGGATATTTCTCCGGGTCTTGAAGGCTGGCCGCAGCCAAAAGTAATCGCAGCCGGGATTCGATGGATTTTTCAATGCGCTCGGCTTTGTGAACATCTCCAGAGCTGGTTGACTGGATGTTCTTACCAGCCGCGAGGTCAGATTGAGCCGCGTCTATTTGAATTTCCAACCACACAAGGTCTTTTCCGATGAACGGGTTAAAAGGCATATTCTTCTATTAAGTGGCAGTTGTCAACGCGAAAGATTGTGGTTGACAGAATTGTGGAAAATGCTATATTCGACAACGTGCCTTGATATGAACAACGAAACGCTATTCCGCCAGTGGCTTGAGTCAAACATCGAATATCTCACATGGAGCAATAACAATGCGAGCGAGGAAGGTGCTAAATTCCTCCAAGACCCCAAGAGGATTTATGATGCTGGATTGGCTTATGGTATGGCGATAAGCGACAGGATAATGTTGAGGGATTTGCTCAATCTTAAAGCTAAACTGGATGAAAATAAATAAACTGGCAGGATTTATTACTTTGATTCAACCGCCTGTTCCTCTTTTTTACTCAATCTTTCAATCACCGGGTCTGAAATCAAATTGCTCAAAATCGCAAATAAAACCTGTTCATTAGCCAAGTCTCTTGCGTGGTCATTCTGTGATTCTTTCCAATATGATTTTTTTTGACCTGTGCGCTCGTCAAAATTTTCCACCTTCCGCCGTGATGACATTTGGGCCTGATATTCTTCTTCCACGTCTTTGTTTTCACCTTCAATCGGTTCTTCCCACCGTTTTGAATCAATCAACGATTGCACAATCTGATTCATCTGGCTCTTGGAATAAATGACAAGTGGAGAATATCTTCGGCCTTCGCCTTTTGTGCCGATTTCAGGGTCGCCCCAGCTTAACGGCGCGTAGCTTTTTCGGATTAACCTGCCGTCATTGAGCCGGTGCGCGTATTCGTAACCTTTATCCCCCTTCATCGCCATCCAACCATTGCGGCAGCACATGGCATAAACACCTCGGTCGCCTTTTGGCAAAAACCCAGAATCAATTCCAACATGATTTGGTGTAACTTTATATTTTGTGGCAACGTCTTTTATGTCGCCTTCGCCAAAACATCTTCCAAAACCAAGCCGCCTTGACTTTTCAAGTCCCCATGCTCTGACTGTCCACCAGTATAAATCCTCCGCCTGACGGTCAAACGTGGCAAACCGCGACTGTTCCTCCGGCCAATCCTTGTTGATTTCATACGGCACACGCGACAGATGTAGTCCTGTCCGCAATAAACTGGACTCATCTTTGAATATCGCCCGCCGCTTCTGGTAAAATTGAATTTTCGGTTTTATGTCCCCACGATGGTAAGCGTTGCTTGCGTCCAGCCAAAGTTCAACCAAGTCCGCCCACGGATAATCTATAACGCACTCGAAATGAAACGAAACGCGCCTCCGATTATTCTCTCCCAAGATTTTATACCGTCCTGTCCTGTTCCATTCGGATTTTGTTTTTGGACAATCCAACAACGGATTGCCGCAATGCGGACATTCAAACCGAACCGTTGCACAACACTTCGCCAAATCCCAATCGCCATTCTGTTTTTTGAAATGTTCCCATGTTACTCCCCAAAATGACCCGTCCTCGCGCTGGCCGGAAAATACTGGCTCAAAATACTTCTGGCAATGTTCACATTGGACTTCCCATTCGTGCATTGTTCCGCGCGTGTAAGCCCGATACCATTCG